GAATTCGAGGCCGAGCTCTTCGCGCGTCTTTTTATCCTGCAGGATTTCCTGGTTGACCTCGTCCGGGTTCTGGCCAGACTCGCGAATGATCCGGGTGCGGGACTTGTAGCCCTGCTCTTCGAGGATCTTATTCGCCTCGGCTTCCTTGGCCGGGTCGATCCACGGCATCTGCGGAACCGCATGAACGCAGTCGTAGATCGTAGTCTCGTCGACGTCGCCCTGCTCGAGAGCGCCGGACGCGAGGGCTGCATCGACGAAGCCATCCCAGACCGGCTGACAGAATCGGAAGATGAACGCCGCCGACAGGATCCGATACGACACGTAATTCTCGACGAGCTCCTGGCGCTGCGCGCTATAGGTGCCGTCGTAGTTTTTCGCAAGGCTCGAGAAACTAGCCCCTAGACCGGCCGCGACCGACCGAAGCTGGCTATCCCGAAACTCGATCAGCGCGTTGTTCGGGCGGTTCGGGTTGAACGTCCCAATGTCCTCGCCCGGGAGTAGGTCGTCGAAGATCATCCCAGGCACGACTTCCATCGTCCGAAGCGCAGGCAATCCGTCCGACCCGAGCGCCGTCGGTTCGTAAGTCTCGGCGTTGCCCTTTTTGATGAAGGCGCTCATAGCAGCGGCGACCCGAGCGGCCACCCGCTCCGACTCGTCGATTTCCTTCAGGTCGTCGAACCGATTCAGGACCGAGGCCAGGGCGGTAATACCGCGGATCTGGTGCAGGCGATCCGTCAGCTTGAGGTGCAGTACGTTCGTCGCCGCGATGCGCTTCGTCTCGGTATTCGATGCAAAAGTCAGCACATTCAGGTCGCCAGGGTGCGACTTATAGACCCAGTACGCCCGAGGCTGACCCCAGGTGTTGAGCTCGACGCCCTGCTGGATGCCGCGCTTCAGATCCGTAAAATCGATCGGGACATAGTCGGCCTCGAGCATCTCGAGGCTATACGGGACCACCGTATTGTGATCTAGGAACGGAACGCGGCCGGTCAATCTCTGGCCGAACACTTCGCCGTCCCGAAACCATGACCGCGCGGCCAACCGTTGCAGCGAATAGTAATCGTGCTGCCGCGTCACTTCCGGCGAATGAATCCAGTCGGAGTGTAGCTTCAGCAGCTCTTTGTTGAACTCGACTGCGGGCTCGCCGCCCTTCGTTTTCGCCTGCGGCTCGGGCGCAATTCCAGTGCCGACGGTATTCTGGACGAGGACATTCAGCGCCCCCTTTGCTAAGTCGAGGTTCTCCTCGAGGTGCCGAGCTTGAATCCGTAAAGACTGCGCCGAGCGTTCGTTCTGCGCGTTCGCGGACTTCGTATCGCTGCGGTGCTTATGCTGGCGACCGGGCACAGCCGCTTCATAGAACGCCCTCAGTGCTACGCGCTGGCGAGCGCGTCGAAGCGCGGCCCCAGGCGCGAAGGGCGCTACGAAATAGCGATCGAAAAAATTCACCGCGAACTGCTCAGATCCGCTACTGCGAAGCCGTGCCTCGGACCGCCAGCAGCGATACGCTTCAGGGCCGCTACCTTACGCTCCCAGAATGTAATCGCGTCAATCAGATCCTTCGACGAGCGAAAACTGTAAGACCGACCGCCGATGCTCATGGCCAGCATTCCAGAAATTTGAATTTCGAGCAGCGCGTCGAGTTGCACCTGCGCCTGCGCGAGTGTGATACCGCTCATCGTTTTAACCATGACCCCTTACGGTGGACCCAGGATCCCGCTGGCCTTGCCCGCGGGGGCTTCGGCGTCGGCAATGCCGGACGCTCTGTCGATTCAGCGGACGCAGTTGTCTGCGCCCTGGGCGGGGCTTTATATGTAACGCCGATCCTCTGGGCCAGAAGCCGACCGCCGCCGCGACCGACCATAGCCGCGTAGGCGTAGACCGAACAATCCAGCGCTTCCTGCCTCGAGCCGGTTTGCCGTGGCTTCCACGCCCGGATACGACGACCATGAGAGATACGGTGGACGACGACCTCGCTAGTTAACTGGTCGGCCCATTCCTGATCGACGTCGGCATCGAGGTGGACGTAGCCGGGAGTCGCTACCCACGGCTCGCCGTCGAGCTGGTCGGCGGGCTTCAGAACCTTCCTCAGCCGGCCATATAGGACGTCTTTGATCGTATCGACGCCGATCACCCAGAGGTCGACGCGGACCTTACCACCGCGCGACGGGCGCTTCGGCCAAACGTGCCGGTTAGCGCCGCCGATACCCTTGATTGCCCAGACCCGCTTCCGCTTGCGCTTCGCGCAGTAGCGATAGACCTGTTCGGTGTAGTGACCGCCTGAGTCGACGCAACAGGCCTCAATCAGTAGCTCGCGACCGTCGTCGGTGCGATAACGCTGGTCGATGTGCTGGTCGTGCTCGGCCCAGATCGAGGTACCGCCGGGATCCCCGCGGAGTATGAAATGCTCGACCCGCCATGCTTCCTCGTCGGTGCCCCAGGCCCAGACCGTCGTCTCGAGCCGGTCGTCCTGGACGTCGGTTCCCGCCGTCAGTAGCAACGCCCCCGATGGGAGCGACGCCTTCGTATATTGCTCCCGCCTGGCCATTACGCCCGCGGTCTCGACCGTGTCGCCTTCCTCTTCCCATGACTCGCCGAGCGACTCGTTTATAAAAGTCTGTAGGGTCTCCGGTAGCTTTTTCGCCTCGAGGAAGTTCACGACCATCTCTTCGATCGAGACGAATGGCGACATCAGCTCATTGACGTGGAAGCCCGCGATCCCGTTCGCCGGTTTCGATGCTTCCCAAGTACCGCGCAGAATCATTTCGCGGCGGTCGCTATCGGTTAGCAGGGCGCCGCAATGGACGCACTGATAGACCGCCTGCCGTGGTTCGAGGTTGAGTTCGGCCCACTTTACCTGCGCCCAGACAAGGCGCTGGAACTTGTCGCACTTCGGGCAGGGCACCAAGTAGAAGCGCTGGTCGGAGCCGCTGAACCCGAGCTCGACGCGCGAGCTTCCCTTGATCGTCGGAGTGGATCCTGCCAAGACTTTCCGGTTCCAGAATGCGGTCGTTCTTTTCCGGCCCAGCGAGATCGGGTCGCCTGATGCGGCCGCGCTCGCTGGATACTTGTCAACCTCGTCGAAGATCACGACCCTGATCGGTCGCATCGCGAGGCCCGCGGGCGAGTTCGCGCCGCCGAGCGTGATATGCCCTCCCGGGAATTGCTTATGCAGTAGCGTGTTGCCGGAGTCGCGCGACTTCGCGTCCGCGATCTTCCTGGTCAGCGCTGGCGTATCCCGCACCATCGGTGCGAGCCGATCCTTCGAGAAGGCCTCGGCGATGTCGAGCGTAGGTTGTACAAGCAGGATCGGGCTCGGGTCCTGGTCGACGAAGTAGCCGAGCGTATTCAGGCAGATTTCAGTCCACCCGATCTGCGCGCTCTTCATCACCCAGATTTCACGAACCGCCGGATCCGTGATCGCGTCCATGATCCCGCGCTGGTAGGGAGCTCTACTTGTCTCCCATCTTCCCTGTTCTGCGCTGCTTTCTGGGCTGAGCCTTCGCTCGCGGTCGGCCCACTCGCTCACCGTCAATTTCGGCGGGGAGCGCAGTATCGGGAGCAGGTCCTGCAGACACTGCTGCGCGTTCGATAACGATTCCTCGAACGTCAATAGCTGAAAGCTCATCGAGCGTTGTGCAGAGCTCGAGCTGGATGACGTCGCGTGCAAGATTCGGGTTCCCTGGGTTCACCTTCGGCGCGAGCTTCGAAGGGATCGCGAGCATCCGCGCCCGAAACGCTCCGAACGCCGAACTCAGCACCTGGCCGACCACAGACAAGTCAGCAATCCCGCCGCGGCGGATCGCGTTCTCGATGCCTAGTCGGTCGGCTTGCTCCTTCGCGAGCCGTGCCCGCTCGTCGTCAAGTACCAGGCCGGTCGGGTGCGCTTGCTTTTCGATGCGCCACTTCACAAGCGCCGGCCCGTCATAGGAGCCGTCGTCGTTCCGCGGGGCGTCGGGCCAGTCTCTAAGGGTTCTGGACGTGACCCCGATCAACCCTGCGGCTTGCTGCTGGTTCAGCCGAAGCATGTCGACCAGAACCGGGTCTTCCTTCCCCACTGTTTACCTTCTGACGTGAAAAGCGTCGATCTTCGCCGATCCTCCACGATAAGGAAGGAACCTAGAGGCCCCTTGGCGCTAGTTCGGGGTCGGGCCTCGAACTACCCGTCCCGGGCGTGGCTCGGGAAGGACCCGTAACCTATTGATTATGGGTCTAGCCGTGCCTGCCCTCATATAATGTGTCGCGCGGCCGCTGCCCGTATCGCTCGCTCCAGTTCGGCCTTGAGCTGCAAGGGGTAGCGCATCTGGAACGTCTGCTCGGTCACTTCAAAGAATCGCAGGCGCTTGCTGTAGCGGGGGCGCTTGACGAATAGCAGCACGGGCTGTACCGCACTGCCACTGCCGAACACAATCCGGCGATAGATCCCACGGCGCCGAAGCCTGCCTCGCGGTGTACGCAGGTAGAAGTACGTCTCCCCGTATCCCTTGCCCTTGACCCTGGTCACTCGACCCGGGGCGCGGGTCAGCGAGTCGAATGATGCGTCGACCCTAGACAGAACTTGCTGCATTTGCCCGCGGGACATATTCCCGTGGGCGTCGAGCCTAGCTCCTGCACCTGGGACGATGTACTCATCAGGGCCGAGGATGCCCCTCTGCCTGAGTAGCAATTCGCTA